CTCCAGCCGTGCGCGTCGCGCCACGAACGCCGCTGCCTCGCCCGCCGTCACCTCGCCCCGAGGGGCAAGGACGCTCAATCGTGCAAGATCCTTGACAAACGAACATAAGAGGACCCGTGATCTTTCGGTGGCGTGGGACAAGAACCGCGACGCGCGCGCCTCCCCCGAGGGTGGTTCAAAACTAGGCGGTTTCAGGGACTTTCGTCTCGGAGAAAAGTGTCTGCAAGACACCTTTCTCTATGGTGCGCGCTTCTTCTGTCCGCCAAGGAATGATGATCGGCATGACCATGATCATCATCGGCATGGTGTCATACCATGGTGATCATGGTGGTGAAGACGATCGTTATGCTGCTGCCGCTGCTGATGATGATCATGACCAACATCATCCGAACGGGCGGTGCTACTCCCCGAGCAGCGCCTTCAGATCTTTCATCAACAGGAACAGGTGGTAGGGATCTGTCGGGCTGGCCTCGAATTCGAAGCGCTCGTCCCAGGCGCGTGCTTCATCATCCTTGGCATGAACGAGAAGGGCGCGAATGCCGGCGATGTCCGCGGCTTGCGTGGTTCGCAGAAGAGCATTCTTGAGCAAGGCTTTGCCAAGACCGCGCCCGTGCTCCGATTGATGAATGGCAAGGCGCGCCAGGAGCATGACCGGAATGGGGTGCTTGGCGAGTCCCCGTCCTACTCGAGCGGGCGAGTTTTCGTGTTCGACCGCGCCAACAGCGAGACTGTAATAACCGACGACACGCTGCTGCCCTCTACAAACGACATAGGTTTGAGCACTTCCAGCCTTCTGGTTTACCAGCGCGTACCTTTGCAGAAAGCTATTGAGAGGCGGCTTCCCACAGTCGAAAGAGTCGACATCGTGGGTGGTGTTGATCTTTTCGACGGCTGAGAGCGGTTCTTCTTCGCCCGTCACTCAAGCACGCTCTTCTCGGACAACAGCCGAGCGAGACGCGGCTTCTCGGTGACCGGTCGGTCAAGAACATCCTGAAACGCTTGCCATTGGGCGTCGTCGAGTTGAAAAAGACGTCGGTCCACCAGAGATTCCTCTGCGGCGTTGATCCCGGCCTCGAGCAGGAATTCGGTGACGTTCTTGTGCGACGTCGCGGCCGCACGCTGCAGCAAGGACTTCATGCTGGGCGTGGTGCGAACTTCAATGCGCTCGGATTTGGCTTCTGCGATCGACATGGCTGTCTCCATTCGCCACCATATATATCATCCGGACAACGTACGTACAAGAGGTAAATGGAAGGTTAGGTACTCACTCCAAACCCCGCTCAAGCCACCAACTCATCATAATCTCAGTCCTCTAGGCACCGAAATAACCGATTTTGTCGTCGTTCGACGACTTTTCCGGATGTCGCCGTTCGATGACAATGTTAATATGTCGCCGAACGCTGACAAACCATACGGGCACCTATGCGCATCTGGACGCCTCTCGAATTCGGCCTCGTCATTCGTGAAAAACGCCGTCAACGCAAGCTGAGCCAAGCGGAACTCGCCCGCAAGGTCGGCGTCAGCAGGCAGTGGATCGTTGGCGTCGAGCGCGGTAAATCGCGTTCAGAGCTCGGCCTTGTCCTCCAAACCCTCAACGTCCTGGATATCTCGCTTTCGGTAGACGTGGAGAGGCCTCACCCCACACCGGACAATACCATCGAGCCTGTCGACATCGATGCTGTCGTCGAAGCCGCCAAGAGACGCTAGGCCTCGCGAACCATGGTGATCACGTAACGCTTCGATCTTTTGGACGGCACGTGCCGCCCGTTCAGCTTCCAGGCCAGCACGCATAGCCCATAGAGCCAGTGCTCATGAGCGGCGGCGCGCTGCAAGCCGACCTTCCAGCAGATCGTTTTCCATCTCTCGCCCGCCGCGCGTAGCCAGAGAATGCGAGCATCTTGAGGCTCCAGAAGTTTGGGCCATTCGAGCGTCTCTTCCATACGGCTAATTGCTCCGGGCGAAGGTGGAGGCCTCTTCAGACGCGGTGCCTCCTGGCCCACCAGGTCAGAGAACTCCGGCACGATCCGGGGCCAGGTCGAATAGTAGCCCTGCATACGCTCCTCAGGCAGGCGCTTGAGAACGTCGACCGCTTCGACGATCCGGGCTTCCACCAGCGAAGGCGTCCATTGGAACTCAGCCACGGTGCGGCTCCCCGTTGTCTCGCCTCCCGTAGAGCTTTGCGCCGAGCTGCCGGACCAACTCCCGCTCGGGCCAGGTCAACCGGTCGGCGTCCTCGGCGATCACCAGCACTCCCTGCTCACGCCACCCCTCGCGCTTGATCTCCTCGGGACTCGGTCGGTCGCCGCCATAACCCTTCGGATGCCACCTCATCTCCCGACCTCACGAAGACAGGCGGCGTATCCGGCAACATCGGTGATGCTGTCGAGATGACGCGGATCCCGAGTGAGACGGGCGAGCTTGAGATCGATCAGGCAAAGCGCGACCTGTGCGGGTGTCACCTCGATGCCGAGGACGAGCGACCAGCGCTTGGCAATCTGTTCGAACAGCCGCTCCGGCTCGCCATAGGTCTCACGCCGGTTCGCGACCACGCCGGCCGCGTGCTTGAGCAGCATCTCTCCGTTCATCGTGCGTCCTCCCCGAACCGGCTGGCCAGCGCCCGACTCAGGATCGCCAGGGCATCGGCTTCGTTGTCGTCGGACGGCTCGAAACCCATCGCCGTCACGGCGGCGATGACGGCGTCCTTGCCGGCGTTCCCCTTGCCCGTGACGTGCCGCTTGATCGTGCCGACCGGCACGCCCTCGTAGGCAACGCCCCGCTGCTCGCACCAGGCCGTGAGATGAGCGAGGAAGCCGCCATAGATGTGGGCGGCGGTGGTACCGAGATGGCGACGCACCTCCTCGAAGAACACGGCGTCGATCGGGCCAGACGTCCGATGGAGTTCCTCTAGCCAGGATTTGAACCGCAGGAACGCCATGCCACCGCCCTGGAAGCGCCCGGGCCGGAATTCCGACATGCCGCTCGCGATGGCCCCATCCTCAAGGCGGACCGCCCAGCCGGTGCGCGTTCCGAGATCCATGGCGACCACCACAGGACGCCTGTCGCCGGCGGGCTCAACGACCTTCAGAGGCACGTGCGCAATCTCAGAACGGCAATTCATCACCCTTCTCCCAATCGATTTCCGGTTTGCCGACGCGGGTCACCTTGGCGCCAGGGAACACCCGCTTTGTCTCGAGAACAGCGTCAGGCAGCCCATCGATGAGGCGTCCCACCTCCTCGAGCGTGAACACGCGACATTCGCGACAGACGTGGTGGGCCTCGGCGTCGGTACGGACGATGGACACGACTTCGCCAGAGGACGGCAGCACGCATTCCCAGACCTCCGGAGAGAGCGGCCGATGACCATCTTCCTGCGCCGCCCGATCCAGCGCCGCCCACGCCCGCTTCATTCCTTCCGCCTGGGCGCGCACATAGCTCTCGCGATCGGTCTGAAGCGCGGCGTCGAGCTCGTCCTTCTGGGCATCGAACTTCGCGCGCAGCAGATCCGACACCAGCAGCCGCAATCGCCCGACGCCCCACTTGCGCTCCATCCCGCGGGCGATCTCATCCAGGCCATCGACGATCGCCTGAATCACGTAGGCCGATGGCGCCATCGGATTGGTCGTCGGATCGAAACCGACGACACCGGCGGCTCGAGAGCTGCGCGTCATGACCGCGCCTCCCGAGGGAGGACGGGCGGCCGGCGTGTGGACGCCGCCGTCTCCCTATAGGGAGTCCACACGGTCCACACGTCCACACTCAAGGTTTCCGCGGGTTTCGGGCGCGGTGTGGACGCGCGTCCACGCCGATCACAACCGGATCTCGCCATCAGATGTCCTCCATGAACTCTGGCTGCTGTGAGGCGATCTCGACCGCCGAAGCCGCGTTCTCGAAACGCCTGAGGGTCACGGGCTTTCGTTTTTCGTCGCAGGTGAAGCCTTGAGAGAGGCCACCGCCCACGACACATATCCCCTTGCGGCACGCCTTCAGGAGCACCTCCCGAAACGGTCGGCTCGCCCGTCGATTGCCCTTTGCATCGGTTTCCCGGTAGCGGGCGAACCGTTCGTCCCCGCCCCAGGCGAGAAGCTTGGCCGCCGCATTGAGCGTGATCTCTGGATCGGTCGTCCGCGCCAACAGGCAGGCGATGACCGTCCGATGCAGATCAACGTCGTCGCCTTGGTCCTCGGATGGTTCCAGCTCTTCGGGCATGAGGACGCCAACCTCATCGCCATTGGCGATGGTGACGCCCACGCGTCGGAACCACGCCGCCCTGTTCGTGATCAGACCGACATTGGCCTTGGCGTCGTCGAGGCGGGCATAGAGATGTCGGTCCTCGTCGGCGATGCGGTATCGCTCCGCATCCTTGGCGCTCATCGAGAACAGGGTCTGGACGATGCGCGCCACACCGGTGAGCGCGCTCGCCCCGCGCGCCGTGTTCATGTTGCCGGCATGACCGTCGCTGGAAGCGAGCGGCGGCTTGACCGTGTGATGGACGAGCAGGACAGCGCAGTCGCCCTTCCGGGCGATCTCCCGGAACATCGCGGCCACGGCCTTGATCTGTTCGTTCGAGTTCTCGTTGACCTGGTGGGTCTCGATGAAGGGATCGACCACGAAGACCCCGATGCCCCGCTCGCGGATCTCCTGTGCGCAGGCATCGACATCCGGAAGCCGGACCACGTTACCCATGCGATCGGTTCGCGCGAGCATCAGGGGGCGGTCGGCGCCGCTATTGAGCGCGAGCCTCCCCTTCACCTCGCTGAAGGGTAAGTCCCAGTGCTGCAGAACCGCCGCGAGACGCCTTCTCAGTTCGTCTGCGTCGTCCTCGTTGTTGTAGATTCAGGCTTTGGCCTGTTCGTGAACGTCCTGGCCGGTGATCGCGCGGCCGGTGACCACGGCCACCGCCTGTTCGATGCCGAGGGTGGATTTGCCGACGCCGGGTGGCGCCACCTTGACCGAGACGTTGCCGCGAAGCAGCGACCGCCCGAGCAGCCACCGCCGGCGCGGCAGCATGGCGACGTTGAGATCCTCGACGAAATCGGCCTCGAGTGGCGAGCGAACCTCGTCGGCCTGGGCCACCGCGTGCGTTGGGTTCGGCGCGTTCCATTTTTCGCGCCCACCCGCGATCATCCTTGCCACTTCGCTGCGCGTCCGATCGATCGTGTAGCCCGGTAGCGTCAGGGCCTCGGCCGCGATCAGAATCTCGTCGTCGGACCAGCCACGCGCGATCCAGTGGCCGGTGAGCCGCACCAGGTTGTTGTGCCACTGGTCACCGGACCGGATCGCCGTGAGGCATGCTTCCACGGTCACGCCATCGAATTCGGATCCGATGTTGAGCTCCACCGGCCCCGGTGATCGTGCATCCTCCGGCTGTGATTCCGCCTCATCCAGCGGGAAGGCTTTTGCGATTTGCCCCGGGTAGCACCAACGCGGGCGGCCATCGTCGAAGGTGAGAAACTCGGTTCGTTCGATGACCCGGCCTGGCTTGGTCGGCCAGGCGATGGAGCCACCCAGGCGCAATACACGGCTCGGATTGACGACGGACGGATCGCCGCCGAGGGCAGATGAGAGAGCCCCGTTTTGACGCCGGCAAACCAGGGCGTCGCGTTCGGGCATTTCCTGACGCCAGAGCATCTGCGCCCTGACATGCGGATGACGACCGGTCACCACGACTGCGGTCGGCGGGCAGCCACGGTGGCGGTAATTCACCCGGGCCGTCGCGAGGACGTCGTCATCGAGATCAACGTAGAAGGCTGTGAGCGCCAGGAAGTCGTCATCATTGCAACGGCCGAGGGGTGGGATGTCCGCCTTGCGCAGGGCCTGCCCGGCATAGACGTTCTGGCCCGGCACCCGGTTCTCGCTCACGGCACGCTCGGCCAGCTCGTCGAGCTCGTCGGTACCGAAGATCGCGGCGTGTTTGAGCCGACCATCCCTGGCATCCGTCCAGGCAAGCTCGATCCTGCCTTCATGACATCCATCGAGGTCGCCGCCGAACAGGTGCTCGAGGTGGCTCAGCATCTGCCTCGGGTCAGGCTCGATCATGGGCTGGACGTTGCTCTCGGTCATCGCGAATACCGGGGCGGTGCGAGGGAAGATGAGATCCCTCCCTCGCGTCACACCGAATGCCGGATCAGAATTCGGACTCGAGCATGGCGTCGGCCGCCGGCTTGGCCGCTGCTGAAACCGGCGGCGGCGGGACATGGCTCGCCTGTGGTTTTGGCGACAGATCGCCATGCCAGATCTCGCTGACATAAACCGGGCACTCGTCGGGCAGCTCTGCCGGACGGTCCACCCACTTCACCAGCTCCAGCTTCGGCCGATAGTTGGTGCCGTACTTGTCCTTCATCGGCTCGGAGCCGGTGCAGGAAACGACCGGGATCTGGCCGGGATGATTGGCGCGGCCTTCCTCGAACGCCTGGTAGACCTCGCGGATCGCGTTTCCCATGTGGATGGATGCGCTCGAAAGCTCCACCAGCCCGCCGAAACACTTCTGGCTGAACACCGAGAGCACGAATCCGCGCTTGAACCCCTCGCCAGGGCTCGGCGCGGCGCGATCGAGGGAGGGATCGATGGTCCGTTCCGGGGCCTCGCCCTCACGGAACCGGAGCCAGCCGGTCGCGATGTTCGCCATGTCGGCGACGAAAGTGGGGCGGGCGATCTCGACGTCGCCGTCGTCTCCCTTCACGAACCACTTGTCGGCTTTGGCGTTGAACTTGACGTAGGGCTTGATGTTGCCGCTTGCACCGATATTGAGAGGCATTTCCTCGCTCCTTTCAGCTTCGAATGTTCAGAACCCGTAGACCGCCGCCCGTTCGCCCGGGTCGTCGCGTTGTTCCAGTAGAAGGCGTCGTAGTTGGGGACCATCAGTCCGGCGAGTTCGCCGGCGTCCGCGGACACGGACAAGAACCGGCCGAGGCGGATCGCGATCTGGCGAAGAGCCTCCAGATGCCGGCGGACCTCGTCTCCCGACATCTCGTAGACCGCGACGGCGCGTCCGTCTTTCTTTCCGGGAGACGGTTTCACATAGGCGAACCGCATGCCGTAGTTGCCATGGGCGTGCGCATAGACCGCGCCCTGCCGCCCGTGACTGTCGTTGATTCCTGAGGGAAGCCGTTCTGCGGTCTTGAGGTCGATGACCAGACCGTGTTGATCGAACCGCCAGTCGATATAACCGATGACCGGAACCGCTACGTCTTCGAGACGGATCTCGACCCGCTCCTGCGCCGCGGTCGGCACCCCGTATTGACGCAGCTCCGCGAGCCCGTGTTCCACATATCCGGCGAGATTCCTGCGTTCCGCCTCGCGTCGCTCATCGGCGACGAGCGCCAGATCGCGATCGAAGACACGCTCCGCCGTCTTGACACAGGCCGCCAGATCACGGTCGGGCCGCGTCAGGCCGTCGTGGATACCCTGTTCTGCCGCGCGGCCCCGCGCCGCCGTCGCACTGATCGGCGACCGGCGCCCGAGCAGTCGCTCCATGACCCAAAGGGCCGGCTCGGCGGCCCAGAGGTTGAGTGAAGAGGGCGAGAGGTGGTCGATGCCGTGGCGCTCGAAGGCGTTCATGCCCGCGCCCTGCCCAACACTGCCGGCGCTTCGGTCGCCGCCGTGCTGTCGCGCATCTGCTCGGCTTCGTAGGCTTCGATGTCCTCGAGCCGGTAGACCACCCGACCGCCGATCTTCAGAAACCGCGGCCCTTCGCCAAGCCAGCGCCAACGCTCCAGCGTTCGGGGGCTCAAGCTCCATCTGCGGGAGAGCTCGACCTGGTTCAGATGTTTGACTGTCGCCTGTTCGATTGTCATTTTTGGAAATTCCCAATCACTTTTCATTCACCCGGCGTCTGCGCTTGCTCGCCGCCGCGTCGGCCTCCCGTATGAAGGCCAGAATGCGATCGGCCGTCGCCAGCGTCGGCGAGCGCCCACGGCGCAAATTCAGGACCAGGGAGGGGTCTCCGACTGCCTGGCGCCCGAATTCCGTGGGCTTGAAGCCGGTGCGCTCGAGGAACTCCTCGACGGTCGAATGGAATTGTTCGGTCAGCGTCTGCATGATAGGAATATTCAAATCGAATGTTTCCTGTTGCGTCAATTGGAAAAGATTGTTAATTCCCTATCATGCAGATGCAAAGGAATGAGGACATGGATCTCGACCCCGTAAGGCTGAAGGTCCTCAAGCTGGTGAAGGATCGGAAGCCGGCGACCGACATGAAAGCCGCTTCGATCGCCATGGGCCGCAACGCGGCCTACCTGCATCAGTTCGTCTATCGCGGCACGCCAAAAGTGCTCTCCGAGGACGATCGCGAGGCGCTCGCGGAACACTTGGGCTGCAAGGCCGAGGAGCTCAAGCACAAGAAGGTGCCGCCCCGCAAACCCCGCAAGAAGGCAGCGCCGAAGGAGGGGCGCATCGAACCGAGCACCGTGGCGACGGCGCCGGAAGGCTATATGGCGATCCCTGAGATCGACGTGCGCGCCTCCGCCGGCCCTGGCGCGCTGAACGAAGGCCTCGAGGAAACCAAGGAGATGTGGTTCTTCCCGGATCCCGTGATCCGGCATGAGTTCCGCGCGCGCCCCGCCGATTTGCGCATGATCACCATCGACGGGGACTCGATGGAGCCCCTACTCGCCAGCGGCGACAGGATCCTGATCGACACCAGCCAGCGAGTGCCCGTACCGCCCGGGATCTTCGTGATCTGGGACGGGATGGGGCTGGTCGCCAAGCGCATCGAGCACGAGCCGAACTCGGAGCCGCCGAAGGTCGTCATCAAGTCGGTCAATCCCGAATACTACACCTACGAGCGTGACGCGGAGGAAGTCCACATCATCGGCCGCGTCGTCTGGACCTCGAGGCGGCTTTGAGACGCGCCCGCTTCGATACGCCTCTGCTCAGCCCGGCCAAGTGGATCGGAACGGCCGCCGGCGTCGCGGGCGCCGTTCTCATAGCTTTGAACCTAGGGATCGTGGCTTACGGGTTCGGCCTGTTTCTCGTGTCGTCCTTGCTCTGGAGTTGGGTCGGCTGGATGCATCGGGAAGCGAGCCTCGTCTTGCTCCAGAGCGCATTCACGGTGATCAATCTCCTCGGCCTCTACCGCTGGGCTCAATTCTAGGGGCATCGAGAATGAGAACTGCCCCGATATACCTGTTGATCGCCGTGGCGTTGTTCGCCGCACCGCCCTCCCTGGCAGCTGAAATCGTCGGAACAGCAACGGTAATCGACGGCGATACGATCGAGATCCGCGGCCAACGCATTCGGCTCCACGGGATCGATGCTCCGGAAGGAGGCCAGCTGTGCGAACGGGACGGGTCACGTTATCGATGCGGCCAGGCGGCGGCCCTGGCCCTCGCCAACAAGATCGGGCGCCGCACAATCCGGTGCGAGCAGAGAGACGTCGATCGTTACAAGCGGGTCGTCGCTGTCTGCCGATCCGGTCAAGAAGACCTGAATGCCTGGTTGGTGCGGAAAGGGCACGCCGTCGCCTATCGCCGCTATTCCATGGACTACGTGACTGCGGAAGACGAGGCCCGAATTGATAAACGAGGCATCTGGTCAGGTGAGTTCACGTTGCCATGGCTCTGGAGACGCGGGGAACGATCGAGATGATTATAAATGACTCAATTCGCAAAACGCAGGCACGACCTCGTCATCGCCGCCTCAAGGCAGGCTCTTGGCGATGGCTGGTCGCCGAGTTCGATGAGATGGAACCATCTGAGATAGCTGTCCAGGTACTTGGTGGCGATGCCGCGGAAGCCGCGCAGGAAGCCCTTGATCTGGCTG